GTTAATCGCTCCGATCCGAATGCCCCAGTATGGGGATTTTGACGGGGTTAATGATTATCATTCTGCTATGAATGCTATTGTTGAAGCTCAACAAACGTTTGATTCATTACCGGCTAAGTTGCGTGCTCGTTTTAGCAACGATCCTGCCGAGTTTTTAGATTTTTGTATGAATGAAGAGAATCGCGATGAAGCGATTCGTTTAGGCCTTGTAGAGGCCGATATACAGGCGCCTGCGCCTGTTTCCGAGCCTTCGGTAGAAGGCTCAGCACAGTGATTTACTTGATGTAACTGTGCTAGGTGACACCATTGGTATATACTGCCCTTTTTTAGGAGAATAATTATGATGAGTCCTTTACGTCGAAAGCCTGTAAATAAATACAAATCAGCTGGTAAGTTTAAGAAACATGTTAAGCACACTAAAGCTGCAAATATGAAGCTAAACCCTATGCGTGGTGGTTGGCGTCTGTGATATGGCGTGTTTTAAGCCTCTAAAGGCTTATCAGTGTTTTGATAAATCTATCGTTTTTACGGAAGCGCGGAAGCATGACATTGTTAGGTCTTTAGAATTACCTTGTGGGCAGTGTGTTGGGTGTCGCCTTGAGAGGTCACGTCAGTGGGCTATTAGATGTATGCATGAGGCTAGTCTTTATAAGGATAATTGTTTTATTTCATTAACTTATGATGAAGAGCATTTACCTGAAGATTATTCGTTACATTATGAAGATTTTCAGAGATTCATGAAGCGTTTAAGAAAGCGTTTTCAGGGTAAGACAATTCGATTTTATATGGCCGGCGAATACGGTGAAAATTATGGGAGGCCTCATTTTCATGCATGCATTTTTAATTTGGATTTTGAAGATAAGTATTTTTGGCAAAAGACTCAGTCCGGTTCTAAAATATACCGTTCTAAAACTCTTGAAGAGTTGTGGCCTTTTGGGTACTCCAGTATCGGTGAAGTAAATTTTCAATCTGCTGCTTATGTTGCTCGTTATATTATGAAGAAAGTAACTGGTGATTTGGCAGATCAGCATTATGAAGAAGTAAATTTTACAACTGGAGAGATTGTTCAGCGTAAGCCTGAATTCAATAAGATGTCTTTGAAGCCGGGTATTGGTTATAAGTGGTACGAGAAGTATAAGGATGATGTTTATCCTCATGATTATGTCATTGTGAATGGTAAGAAGTGCAAGCCTCCGAAGTTCTATGACAAGAAGTATGCTGATGACTATCCGTATGAATTTGATCAATTGCAGTGGGATCGGGAGAAGTCTGCTAAAGCCCAAGCTTTTGATAATACAGCGGAGCGGTTGTTAGTTAAGGAAGAGGTACTTAAAGCTAAGTTATCTCGTTTAAAACGTAAGTTAGTATAATTATAAGGAGTTGTTATGATTCAAGTTATTGTTGCTATTAAAGATCGTGCTGCGGACGCTTTTATGCGTCCATGGTTTGTACCTACTCCAGCTATGGCTGTTAGGTCGTTTATGGATGAAGTTCAGCGCGAAGCTGCTGATAATCAATTATTTCATCATTCAGATGATTTTGATCTTTACGAAATCGGTATTTTCGATGATAGTACTGGTCGTATAACGTCGCATGATGATATGAAGGTTCTTATGTTAGGTAAGCAAGCCAAAGCATAAGGTTTTTAACAGGCCTGCCCGATTTTGTTTTTAAAATCGGGTAGGAGAAAAGGAGCTAAAATGCACCGTAATAAGTCAGTTAATTTGCACCAGTTTGCAATGATTCCTAAAGCCGATATTCCTCGGTCTCAATTCAAGATTCAGAAAACCCACAAAACTACGTTTGATGCAGGTTTTTTAGTTCCTGTTTATGTAGATGAGGTATTGCCGGGTGATACGTTTAATTTGAAGATGACAGCGTTTGCTCGTTTAGCTACGCCTTTGTTTCCGATTATGGATAATTTGCATCTAGACTCGTTCTTTTTCTTTGTTCCTAATAGACTAGTTTGGAACAATTGGCAGAGATTTATGGGTGAGCAGGATAATCCAACGGATTCTATTAGTTATGTAGTTCCTCAACAAGTTTCCCCCGCAGGTGGTTATGCAGTAGGTTCTTTACAGGATTACATGGGACTCCCTACCGTTGGTCAAGTTGGAGCTGGTAATACTGTTAGCCACTGCGCTTTTTTTACTCGTGCGTACAATCTTATTTGGAATGATTGGTTTAGAGACGAGAATTTACAGACATCTGTATCTGTTCCTCTTGGTGATGGTCCTGATACATCACCTGCCACCAATTTTACGCTGTTAAGACGTGGTAAACGTCATGACTATTTTACGAGTGCTTTGCCTTGGCCTCAGAAGGGTACTTCTGTTGCTTTGCCTTTAGGTGGTAGTGCAAGTGTTTTATCTAATGGCGCTCAGCCTACTATGTCTGCAATTTCTGGTGCATGGTCTAATCGTGCTTTGATGGCAGGTAATTATGCTGCCGGCGGTCCGGGTCTTATTTCTCCCGGTGGTGTATCAGCCGGTGGTTCTGTTGAAAATCTTAAGTTTGGTACTACTACTGGTTTGTATGCAGATTTATCTACTGCTACTGCCGCTACTATTAATCAATTACGACAGTCTTTTCAGATTCAAAAGCTGTTAGAAAGGGACGCACGTGGTGGTACTCGATACACTGAAATTATTCGCGCTCACTTTGGCGTTATCTCTCCAGATGCTCGCTTGCAGCGTCCTGAGTATCTTGGTGGCGGTACTACTCCCGTTAATGTCAATCCGATTGCTCAGACGTCAGGTACTGGTGCTAGTGGTACTACTGCTCCATTGGGTAACCTCGCTGCAATGGGTACTGCATTGGCACACGGACATGGATTCACCCAGTCTTTTACAGAGCATGGTGTAATAATTGGTTTAGTTTCAGTTCGTGCAGACCTTACTTATCAGCAAGGTATGCGCAAGATGTGGAATCGTTCAACTCGATACGATTTTTATTTTCCGGCGTTCGCTATGCTTGGCGAACAGGCGGTATTAAATAGAGAGATATATTGTGATGGCTCAGCTAATGACACTAATGTCTTCGGTTATCAGGAGCGTTGGGCAGAGTATAGATACAACCCATCTCAGATTAGTGGTTTATTTAAGTCTACTAGTGCTGGTACTATCGATCCTTGGCATCTTGCTCAGAGGTTTACTACTTTGCCTACTCTTAATAGTACTTTTATACAAGATACTCCCCCAGTTTCTCGTGTAGTTGCAGTAGGTGCTGCTGCCAACGGTCAGCAATTCCTATTAGATACATTTTTTGATATTAAGGCGGCTCGTCCGCTTCCTATGTACTCCGTACCTGGTTTAATCGACCATTTCTAAGGAGTTTTTATGTTAGATGCTTTGTTAGGTGGATTGGTTTCAGGAGGCTTAGGCCTCTTGGGATCGTCTATGACTAATGATGCTAATGCTCGGGCATCTGCTGAAGCTAACGCTTTAAATAAGCAGATGTTCGAGACTCGTTATCAGACATCAGTCAAGGACATGCAAGCTGCGGGTTTAAACCCCATGCTTGCTTATTCTCAGGGTGGCGGTACACCGCCTACTATGCAAGCTCCTCCACCTAAGCATGACGTTGTTGCGTCTGCTGTTGGAGGTTTTAAAGGACAAATTGAGCGTGAAATACTTCGACAACAAGCCCTCAATTTGGCGAAAGAGGGCGATCTTACGCAAGAAAAGATTGCCACTCAGAAAGAGTTAACAGAAGCTACTAGGATGCAAGCAGGGAAAGATTCTTCCCAATCAATGTTAGCTGATTCTCAGTACGCTTTAAATGTTCAAGCTGAGGCTAAAGAGCGTGCTAATAGGCCTCATTGGGAGCAGAATTTTAAACAACAAGCTGATAAGTTAATTCAAGAAGTTCAAGAATTAGCTCAGCGTGTTAAAACTGGTTCTGCATCTGCTGCCCAATATAAAGCTATGACCGATAAGATTCGTCAAGAAACCAGATTACAAGGTTATGATGAACAACGCTTAAAGAATTTAAGCGAAGCGGAGAAATCCGCAATCAAGAGTAAGTTAAGTCCTTATTTACCAGAGCTGAAGCTATTGCTTCAAGCGTTACCTTAGGAGTTTTTTTATGAAAATACCTTTTTTACGTACTCCGTATAACTATGATAGAGATGCCGCTAGTAATGATAGCGGCTTAGAGTGCCTTGATCCTACAATGGCACAACAGCAATTCCGTGAGGAATGCGATATTAATACCATTATGGAAAGATTCGGTCGTACAGGCGAGTTAATCGCTCCGATCCGAATGCCCCAGTATGGGGATTTTGACGGGGTTA